TGGTATAGCAGCGCATCTTGTGATTAGGAACATGCGCGAATAATTCCCTTACCCTTTGCAACCATCTGTAATCATCGGGAACATCAGCGGCCCACCATAGTTCGGAAATTGGGATGGAATCAAAGTATTGTACATGCCAGTCTTTCAAGAAATGCTTGTCCAATCCACCGTTGAAAGAACAGGCGCGTTTCTGCTCTCTTAACATTTCAAACACTGCATCAAAATGTGATCTGGCTTCTAGTTCCGTATAGAGCGGAGAAGGTAGAGAACTTGCAAGCAGATTATTATCTTGAACTATCCATCCTGCCCGAATCGGCAACATACGGAGATTGCCTTCGCGCTTAGGTACGCTGCACCATCCGCATTTCTTAGGACATCCGCGAGTAGTAATCGTACAGCCTTTTTTAATGAACATTCCCGGTACAAATTCTGCCCCTGGATCGTCGTAGGCTGGCCCGCCTACTCGAACATTCTTGTAATGGGTGCGCCAAGATTCGGCTATTTGCTCCGCTCTTCTACGCCACCAAGTAAACGTCACGGAAACCATCACTGGGGTATCTGGCGTACCGGGACGAAATTGCTCAAGCGGGAGATCGCCAACAAACGCCAGATCATCGTCTGGCGTCCATTTGTTGCAGTCTGGGAATACCCTGATAATTTCTTCGGCCATGGATTATTCATTAAGTGACAGTAAGCAAAATATTGGCAATTGATGATATCGCTTCTTGGTTAAATGGTATAGCCAAATCTACCGTACCCACTGGACTCGCCGAGAACCCCTGAGTCAGCACTGTGACTTCGAACGTTTCGCCTAGCGTTGGATTGCTAATCATCTGCGCTGCTGCGTTCACCCAATTGATTCTTACAGCCTGCCCGATGGTCAAAGAATTTATGAAACTGGCTATCGCGTTCTGGATCGCCAGCCCTGTTGAACTGACGTAGCCCGTCAATGCCTTGATTGTGAGTGATACAAAAATCGGCACTTGCACCAGAACGAAATAGTTAATCGTAATCGGCAATCCTACAGGATCAATCACCACTACGCTTGTTGTCCCATAGGTTCCTGTACCAAGAGATTTTGTTTCTTCGATCACCGTAGCGATAGCCAGTGCATCTCCGCCTGCTACCACGGCAGAAATTGAGTGCGATGGAATCCCGTTGCTATCGGTTACATTTGTCGGATTCTCATAAACTATCGACTCCGTTACCCCTGCTACCTGTGCAATAGCCGCTGAAATGCTCTGTAATGGCGTTAGGGCTGGCAAGGCAACGCTGATAGTCTGTCGCTGGCGTAAAGCTGCATCCGTCTCTACTGGTGCGCCCTGAATCGCCCCTGAGACGTTGTTAACGGATTGCCAGCCTAATTGCGGATTGAAAATTTGATTGATTGTATTCGCTGATGCCCCGATTGCTCCGGCAGTTTGGCAGGTTGCAGTTACGTCTATGCTTCCGCTTAAGGGGATGGTCACAAGTACCGGAAGATTCCAAAGGTTTCCATTTACATCCTGCGCTACCCCGTTAACTATCTGCGCCCCTACATTTCCAATTACCGTAACTACCGCTGTACTTGCGCTGGCTACCAGCCTTAAAAGTCCATTGATCTTTACCAGAATACTCAGACTAACGCCTTGCGCGAAGGTTGGCATGAAACTGTTATAGGCCGCAATATCCGCTTGATCGTGGTCTGACATTGCTAAGGCCAGAATCGCCAGCCATTGATAATCTTGATCTCCGGGATTCAGTGAAATATCAGAACCATAGATTGATTTAAATTGCGCTATGAGCGATTGTAGGATGTCGTTATACGCTGGCGAAGTTATTCCTGTAGGTGAGATGGTGCAAGCGTAGGTTGGCAGGACTGTACTCAAGATAAATTCACCGCTGGAATCTCAACCTGAAACTGCGTTATTCCAAACTGCGTAACAATTGCGCCGGATACCGGTAGATTGCGGATGGCCCTATTTAAATTGCTGGAATAATTAACTATTCCTGTTACGGCTTCAACGTTTTGGATCGCTTGCTTAATTACCTGATCGTAACTCGGTATAGTTCCTACGCCAACCACTTGCGTAAACCATGGCACTCCTACCGTGGTATCCAGAAACCATTCACCTTGAAATAGTAGCAGAGTAGTTTGTACTTCTTGAGCTACAGCAGCGCGTGAATCGACAAGGTAGTTATCGCTTCCTTGCCCAAAGCTATAATCCCCGCTTGCCGTTAGTGCTCTCACTCGCATGGCTGGAATTATAGCAAACAACAAAACAGGCCCACGCTTTGTTTTGCAGTGAGCCTGTTTCCTTTTCCGGGTGTTCAAATGGCCGTTGGTTTAATTATATGCCGTTGTTCACAAAAAATCTAGGGCCACCTGATCGGGATGGCCCTATTGTGCGAAACGTGCTTGATGTACGAGACAGACGTAAATGTACGAGACAGACTTGAAATACGGGAATCCTGAATTGCTGTACAGAGGAAACGCTACGCGAATCCCAATTCAGTTTTGCTAGCAAATACATATTACACCCCAGAGGTTATCATGTCAAGTCTCGCGGTGAGACTTTTTATCCATCCACTGGCTCCCCTGTCGTACCGCTGCCAACTTGTACCCCTGTGTGCCGATGATGCGCTACGTGGATTCCTGCAAATTGTCCGTCACCCGTTCCCGTGGTCGTACCGCTTACCGTTAAATTTCCCGTGATGTTTACGTTGGCATGGATGTTGCAGTTGTTTGCTGAATCAATTTCCAGATACGTCGCGCCATCTTTAGTTCTCAATTGAACTGTGTTTGGGCTGATATTTCCCGGCACGTTTGGCTTACTGAAAGGCCCGATGAATGCAAATCCATCGCTTAGATCGTGAAAGCGTAATTCCCCTACGCCTTGATTTGTAACTTGTGGCTGGATTCCGCTTGAGTTCCACCAGTTATCAATGCATCTGTCCGCAAAGATTATCAGGGCTTCATCGCCTGCTTTTACCGGAAACGTGATTACGAAATTCCCTGCATTCGGAAAACACACTGGCACATCCACAATCAGCGGCATGTTTACATATTTCTGCGTTCCGTCCGACTGCCTGACTAACGCCTGAATTGCAGGCTGCGCCGTACATGTTCCTTTTGTGGAATCAAACGATTGAATGATGGCCGGAAGTGCTACCCATGTGATGAGACTCTGGCCTTTCAGGGCAAGCCTTAGAGCTTCCTCGAAATTGTTTACGCGCTCAGATTGAAGCATTTGTCTTACGGGGAGACTTTTTGGATTTTTTATTAGTTCTTTGGATATCGTTAAGTAGGCATTTGAAAGCCAACTTACTCATCCCTTCCCGATATATCCTTCGTACGCATCTCACCGGAATCCCGTTCCTGCTTGCCAATGCGCTCATTTCTCTATTTTTTAATGGTCTAGCCAATTTGTCACCCGTATGCCTTCACTGAATTTTTCGCGCTAGCCGATTTATCTAAACTCAAGGCCGTAATGACTGTATACCAGTCCTGCCCTCTTGTGTCCCCTGAATGCTCTACTACCAGCACTCTATAGAATCCATCTTCGGTTACATCTGCCACGTATGGCGCAATGCCCGTGATGTTCGGAAACCCGATTCTCTCGCGGATGATCGTCTGCGTTATGTCGCCTTCGTTCAATTGTATCTGACATCCGATTTTTATCTTCGGATTCAAAAGACACGTTACCTGAATCCCGTTGTCCGTTGTATCTGGATTGCTTACCATTCCAGTAAGGCTGTTTATTTGTACAGCCTCTCCCGGCAAATATCCGGTTAACGGCACGAACGTAAGCACTCCGTTTTGAATCGAGAATCTTGCCTGCGCTGTGCTAGCTAAATTACTTGCCTGCGCTCTCGCCAGTCCAAAAAGCACCTTGCCCCTGACTTGCGTTAAATTTACTCCGCCGCTTCCCGTGGTTACATCTTTTGCATTTACATCTACCGGCAGATTAAACGCAGAGCCTAATTGATTCAGGACTTGCTCTCTTGTATGCCCGGCGGCCAAAGTAACCCCTGCCCCGCCATTGAATAATCCGAAATTGTAATTTGGATCACCGTCTGCCGCTCTCAATTCCAGAAAGCTATCGACATTGTTTTCTTTCCCCGCGACAAACTGCTTGATCGTTCCCCTGAATATTATTCCGATGTTCTGTTGATACCCGGCTTGAAGTGTTACCGTATCGTACTCGCGGATGATTTTCTTGCGCGTGTCCTGACTCAAATTGTAGACGCGGATTACCGCTGTGTTTGGACACTCAAAATCACCGTTTTGAATATTAAAAACAAAGCGTAATTCAGACAGATTTATTCCCTGTTGCGTAGGCTGCGTAATTACTCCGCTGCTTTGATCGATTATCGGTTGCTCATTGGAAACTATCAGCGTAGCCGAACGCCCGAATAAGGCATTGGGATTACTCGCCACAGTACCTCGCAATACTCACAGGCCAGCTTATAGGCTTCTCTTTGGACGTGGATGAAGGAATTACCATAGCCGGACTATCTGCCTCTTAAATCGAGTTTACGTAAGACATGTTATTTCTTTCGGTAGTATACATGCTACTATCTCTCTCGCATGAAAAAACTATTCTTGCTCGTTACTCTGCTGATGTCTAGCGCGTTCGCTCAACTCTCCCCTAACCCCGGCGCTCCCGATCAAATGCAAGGCGGTCATCTCACTCCTTACATTGGAAGCGCAGGACAAACATTCCCCTGCCAAGTCATTCCTTACGAAGCGTACTTCCCTCCCATGCCTTCAAGCACCATGATTATTATGAAGGCTGGCCCTTGCAATGTAGTGACCGACTACCACGGCTCATTCACCACTACAGCCCCAATTCACATTCAGGCTATCCATTGTTGGATTGGAACCAGCGCAAATGCCCGAATGGAACTGGTAAGCAATGCTCAAATCTGGATCAAGGATTCCTTCAATCAATGGCACATGATGCTTGATGAATTGTGCGAGTACGACAAGCATCAAGACATCGTAGGGAATACAGACAAGATGTGGACATTCCCTTTGGGTATCGACATTCCGGCAGGATCAATCATTAACATCTATCCTTACATCGGCGGGCTGATTTTTTGCGGTGCTGACTTCTGGCATATCGAAGGCCCGTCTGCTGGAAACGGCTCTCTCTTACAACCTACTAACGGCATAGACCCTGGAATTTCTTGGGATCATTGCGCTGTTGAAACTCACTGGCGTTTCTATGGAACAGGCAAATAACTACTGCATCTTGTACTGAACAGTCACGGCCACATTAGACCAAGCAACTCCGCAGCCTACTGATGCGGTCGTGACTTCAGTATCCAGCAATACCCCACCAGC